TAGATATTCAAATACAACTAGTAACACCACTTACTGTCAGGGAGTAGCAGCAGATTCGGTAGGAGGAACAACTAATACATCAGTTTTTGTCGGCTCTATAAAGTATGGTAACAATGCAGGTGATGCATTTGACGCAAGAGGAGTTATGCACTCATCAATGGGAGAATTAGCATAATGGTTAGTGAACTAAGAGTAGACAAAATACATAACGAAGGTGGAGACAACGATAGCGGCATTGACCTCTCAACAAACGATGTTGTGAAAATAAACATTGCAGGAGCAGAAAAAGCTAGGGTAGATTCTTCAGGTCGTGTAAGTGTAGGTACTGCATCAGCCGATGCAAGTGCTTTAGTAACATTAAACAAATCGACAACAGCCGCTTTTGGGAATCCAGTATTACAAGTAGGAGGTAGTACATATACTTCTGGTGGTTATTATTCAGTAGGTCTTGGTTATACTAATTCTACATATACTGAACCGCCTGCTGAAATTGCATATGTTCCTACGTCTGATAGTGGTGGCACAAAGGGAATTTTAGTTTTTGGAACTAGAAATGCTACTACAAATACTGCTGTAACGGAACGTATGCGTATTGACGCTAGTGGTCATGTATTTGTAGGAGCTACAGCAGAGTTTGTGGACAGTAGTGGTTCTAGTGCAAAAGGTATACAACTTCACTCAGACGGCTTAGTTATAGCTAGTAGAGATGGTAGTGTATCTGCTATCTTTGGAAGGTCATCAGATGATGGTCAAATTATGCAATTACGTCAAGACGGAAGCACTGAAGGAACTATATCAGTATCTGGCTCTACAGTGTCTTATGGTGGTTTTGTAGGTCTACATGAAAGCTCTGGTATTGCAACAAGTACACCTGTTGGTACTGTAGTAAGCACAATAGATGAGCTAGATGTATACCCAGTAGATACACCTAAAGCAGGACAAAATAGAGCAGACCACGCAAAGGTAAAAGTATCCGATACAGTAGGCGATAAAAGAGTGTACGGAGTTGTTCAAAAGTTTGACTCTGAATATCATAATAAACTACAGGTAGCTTCTGTAGGTGTAGGCTCTGTTCGTGTAACTGGTGCGTGTGCAGGAGGTGATTTACTTGAGAGCAATGGTGACGGCACAGCAAAGGTGCAGTCAGATGATATTGTAAGGAGTAGAACAATAGGTAAAGTAACAATAGGAAATAGTAATACAGGAGTGAAGTTAGTCTCTTGTGTGCTATATTGTGGGTGATTAGATGGCAAGTGAACTTAAAGTAAATACACTCACAGGGGTTAGTACAGCAGGTAGCATTGCAGTCACGGCTGAAGGTAATAGCACCACGACTAATCTACAGCAGGGATTGGCTAAGTGTTGGTTTCAAATTACTCAAGATTCTTCACATAGTATTGATGATAGTTTTAATGTAGGTAGCATAGCAGATGGTGGTGCAGGAGAAACTACGGTAAACTTTACAAATGCAATGGCTAATAGTGATTGGTCTGGATTGTTGACAGCACAAAGTAGCAACAACAGAAGAGCAGTAAACAATGCACCTAACACTACAAGAATAAAAGTAGAAACATATCAAGTTGATTCAAATACTTCAGCCACAGATGCTACAGGTGGTGTTTCTGGAGCAGTACACGGAGATTTAGCATGAGTAAAGCAGCAGAACTAGCAGCACTAATTGCCAATGTGAATAAGGGTAGCTCATTAGGTAATAAGAATTTTGTTATCAATGGCGCACAAAACGTGGCACAAAGAGCTACGTCATACACAGGTCTTGGTGGTAGTACAGGGTACTATGTAACAGATAGAAATAAATTAGTTTTTAGTACATCAGGAAGACTAACGATGGAACAGGTTGCAGATGGTCCTAGTGGTTTTTTAAATGCAACTAAACTTTCTTGCACAACGGCAGATACTTCTATAGGAGCAGGTGAGAATTTTTTATTTTCTCAATATTTTGAAGGACAAAATTTACAGTCTTTGAAAAAGGGTACATCTGATGCTGTTCCTATAACTGTAAGTTTTTATGTGAAAGGTAATGCCTCTGCTACCTATGGTATGGAGATATATGATTTAGACAATACAAGGTCTATTAGTACAACTTTTGATGTAACTACAGATTGGACAAGGGTAGAGAAAACTTTTGCAGGAGATACTACAGGTGCTTTGGACGATGATAATAACGCATCTCTTGCTATATTTCTTTGGTTACACGCAGGTAGTGATTCTAATTCAGGAACACTAAATACTTCATGGAATAGTGTTACAGCCGCTAATAGAACAGACAGCAATAATACATCTTTCTTTGACAGCACTAGCAGGACATTTTTTATTACTGGGTGGCAGATGGAAATCGGAGAAAAAGCTACCGAATTTGAGCATGAATCATTTGAGACTACGCTTAGAAAGTGTCAAAGGTATTATTTAAAACGGCAAGCAGGAAGTGATTACTCTTATTGGGCTTCAGGGCATAATGCTTCTACATCTGCCGCTAGGTTGCATCAAAATTTTCCTGTTGAAATGAACCATATTCCAGTGTTAGAAACAACAGCCGCAAGCACCTTTTATGTGTATTCTGTAGATACTGTTGCTCTTTCAGATGTACCTACAATAAATAATCCAAGTGTTTGGGGTAGTGCTGTAACTTTTACAACAGCGTCAAGTGGTTTGACAGCAGGGCGAGGAGCTAATGCTATAGCTAATAATTCAACATCAGCCTATCTAGCTTTTGAATCGGAGTTATAAAATGGAATTTAAAAACGCAAGATACAGAAAAGATTATAATTTTGATGGTGATAAAAATCCTTACATGTCTATATCTGTCGAGGTAGGTGATAAGTTTATATCTGTTCCATGCATTGTGGGCAATCGGTATTATGACGAGATACAAAAACAAGTCAAAGCAGGTACACTTACCATTAAAGACGCTGACTAAGGAGGTGTACCATAGACCCATTAACAGTCAGTGCGGCAATCTCTACAGCTACGGCTGCATTTAATGGGATTAAACAAGCCTTTCAAGCAGGGCGAGACTTGGAGCAAATGTCAGGTGACTTGTCTCGTTGGATGGGAGCAGTCAGTGACGTAGACCACATACACAAGTCAGCTAAGTCACCGTCCATGTTAAAGAAAATGTTCGCTGCACAGTCAGTAGAACAGGAAGCGATAGAGGCATTTGCTGCGAAAAAGAAACTACAGCAACAGCGTGATGATTTAAAAACATATATCATGTTCACTCAGGGAACTAAGGCTTGGGATGAGTTACTAGAAACTGAGGCTAACATCCGTAAGCAAAGAAAGAAGATGGTATATGAAGCTCAACAGAGAAGAGAGAAAATACTTAACGCTGTGTTTGTTACTCTCGGTCTTGCTCTTGTTACTGCACTCGCTAGTGGATTGCTCTACGTTATCATCATTAACGCTTAGAGCAGAGGCACATGAACACAAGTTTCAGCCTACACTAAACAATGGACATTTAACTGTCTGCAGACTAAAGAAGATACACAAACGACATGACTCTGTAGGAAAAAAGAATACAATAAGTTGGTGGTGTTTATACGAAGGTGCAAACGGTAGCGGATTTTTAGAGATGGTAGAATCACACACACAATGTCCTAGAGAAGTTATATGCCCATATGACCCAAAGGATAAACCCCCATCTATAGATGACATGTTAAACGCAATGAAGGATGCATTTAATTAATGGAAATTAGCCCTGTAATATTTTGGAACATCATACTTACACTTGTCATAGCTCCTGCTTTCTGGACATTCAGAGGCTTGCTTGCAGAGGTAAAGCGAATAGACATACTGCTCAACAAGACTAGAGAAGAGTATGCTTCAAGAGAAGATGTAAAAGAAGAGATGAACAAAGTACACGAAGCTATGCACCGCATTGAAGACAAGTTAGATAGATTATTGATTAAAGGTTAAATAAATGGCGATGATGCAAACAAAGATGATGCAAACACCACAGTTCGGAGGCTTTCAGCCTTCAGGTAAAGCTAAGATAGCACAGGCTATGGGCTTTCAAGGTCCGATGGAACAGTTTGATAAGTTCTTAGAGGACAACCCAGATAGACAAGCAGAGATGATGCGGTATGAAGACTTTGCTAGAAAGATGGTTAGCGGTGGCTATGTAGCTAAGATGCAAGAGGGTGGGGATATGAAAAAAGGTATCACACCTCCTAAAAAAGATCCTACTATAACTGATGTAACTATTGATAGAATAACTCAACCTTCATTGCCTCAAGGTGCATTTACAACTGCCTATGGTGTGCCTACAGATGAAACTCAAATGATAAAAGAGGGTGTTGGTTCTGTTGGTGACATGCCTGAATACGCACCAACTGCTACCGCTACTGCTGCACAACAAGCCACCACGCAGGCGATACCTACACCTATACCAGTTCAGCCTGAAACATCTACTGAGCAAGTTGAATCTACCCTTAGTTCTTTAACTGCTGCTCAATTAGATCCAGAAGATTCAAAAGCACAAATCAATGCTGCAGAACAAACTGTATCTGCTGTAAGTAATCTTGAAGCAGCACAGGGTAATTTTACTAAGTTAGAAAACCCTGTTCAACGAGAGATTCAAGATGGAGAAATAATATCTCCTGCTGCTAATGCAGAGAAAGCAGCTAAGTTTAATGAGCAGATACAAGCTGCTGAAGCCACACCTACTAAACAAGCAACTGTACAAGGTCAGCTAGAAACTCTTATGCAACAGTTTGAGAGTGGTAACACACCTGCATGGGCGCAGGGAGCATTTCGTAATGTTCAAGCTGCAATGGCACAAAGAGGATTGGGTGCATCTTCCATAGCTGCACAAGCTATGATGCAAGCTGCACTAGAATCTGCTTTACCTATAGCACAAGCCGATGCATCTGTTATTGCACAGTTTGAAGCGCAAAATCTATCTAATAGACAACAACGTGCTATGTTAGCAGCACAACAAAGAGCTACATTCATGGGTATGGAGTTTGATCAACAGTTTCAAGCTCGTGTACAAAACTCTGCACGTATTGGTGATATAGCTAATATGAATTTTACTGCAGAACAAAACATAGCTTTAGAAAATAGTCGTGCAGCAAACACTTTAAATATGGCAAACCTTAGTAATGAACAAGCTATGGTTATGGCAGAGGCATCAGCTTTAGCTAACTTAGACATGTCAAACTTAAATAATAGGCAACAAGCTGCTGTACAAAACGCACAAAACTTTTTACAACTAGACATGTCTAATCTTTCAAATCAACAACAAACAGCCTTATTTAAAGCACAACAACAGTCTTCTGCTATATTTAATGATCAAGCAGCTATCAATGCAGCAAGACAATTTAATGCAACTAGTCAAAGTCAAACAGATCAATTTTTTGCAAACTTAGCATCTCAAACATCACAGTTTAATGCATCTCAAGTTAATGCTATAAGTCAGTTTAACGCAGGACAAGAGAACGCTATGGCACAGTTTAACTCTGAACTAGATAATCAGAGAGATCAATTTGATGCTAAGAACGCACTTATTATAGCACAAAACAATGCACAGTGGAGAAGAGAAATAGCAACCGCAGATACTGCCGCAATTAATAGAGCCAACGAACTTAATGCAAATGCTATATTAGGTATATCTAACCAAGCATATGCTAACTTGTGGAACTACTATTCTGATACTATGGAATGGGCATGGCAAAGTGCCGAAAATAGTTTAGAGAGAACTAAAGATTTAGCTATGGCAGAATTAGATGCAAAAGCTAGAAAAGAAGTAGCAGATTCAAATCGTCAATCGGCTGCAGGCACTGCTATAGGAGAACTGATTGGCACACTTGGTAGCGCATGGATAACAGGTGGTAGCGGTAAGAAATTCATAGGGTAGGGAAATAATAATGAGAGCATTTGATTCAGCAAAAGATACATATTTAAAATTTAACATGATGGCAAAAGATTTAGCTGTTGTAAAAGAAGATACAAGTAATGGGTTTTTTAAAAGACAACAACCTAAAGACATGGGTAGCAATACACAATTTACAGAAATACAAAAGTCTTTATATTTAATGAATGAAATAAAAAAGTTAAGGGAGTCCTATAAAAATGGAACAACCTAATTTTAACAAACCTCAAATAGGTATAGGTATGACCCCTGAGTTAGGGTCAAGACCTTGGCAAAGCCCACCTCAACTCGTTAAAGTAGAAGAGGTAATAGACTATTATGTAACAAGAATGTCAGATGAAGAGGCATCCTTAAAAATAGGAAATATATTAGATTTAGGAGTTCCTGTAACCACGCTATCAAATACAATAATGCTAGGTAATGTCATGGAAGGGTTACACACTTTAGACACAGGCATACTAGCTTTACCTGCCATGATGGAATTTATTATGATGGTAGGTGATGCTCAAGAGATAGATTATGTAACAGGAGTAGAAGATGATGGAGAAGTTAACCCTGATATTTTTGCGGAGAGAGCAATGAATAGTCTGCTAAAAAATAAAATAGAGGACTTACCAGAAGAATCTGTTGAAGGTCTTGGGCAAATGCTAAGTCAAGAAGAACCTCAAGAGCCTCCGATGGGCTTAATGTCAAGGAGAACGTAATGGCATTTTTAACAGGACTGATAAAAGGTGTTGCAAGTAGTTTAAGCAGAAATATACAAGCCGATTTAGATACATATAAAAATGATATTAGAACTTTTGGTGCTAAATTATTTGATACAAAACAATCTAACTATCAAAAATATATTGAAGAATTTAATCAAAATAAAAAAACAGTAAATGAAATAACTAATTTATTAAATGGTGACACAAGTGCTACTCAATATTTAATTGATACAACAGGTAGTCTTTCAGGTGCATTAGCACAAGCACAACTAATAGGACAAAAGGTAACAGAGTCAGGTGGTATGTTACACCCTGTAAATGACTTTATTAAAATAGCACGAAAACCAAATGTAAATATTTCCGTAGAACAACTAGCGCAGACTTATACAACTCCCTATAAAACTATGCCACTAGGACCAATGAAACCTCAAGGAACTATGAGATTCTTTGATGATGATATGTCTGATAACATTACTAGTATTAGTAACAGATTGTTAGACGTATCTGGTATACCTCAAGGTGAGTTTGGTGGTGGAGATAAAATAAAAAAAGCGTATGATCTTGCAGGCACTAGAGGCATAAGAGTATGGGAATTAAATGCTCCTACAGATCATGGAGAAAGAGCATCATACTTACAAAATGCTGCTTTTGTAGCCAGAAGAAAAGCTCTAGATACAGAAGGTAAACCAAATAAAAGGCTATTGCTAGAAGCTGCAGAGATTCAACACGCTGCAGATCAAGCCAGTATCCTTCATAACCTTGAAAATAAAACAGAGTTGTCTAGAAGTGATCGTGATAAAATTAAGAATAATTTTTTAGAAAGACTTTCTATAGTTCATGGAACTGTAACTGATAAGATGTATCAAATGGGTTCATTTGTAACTGGGGGTATGGAAGCAACACAATTAGATATACTAACTGAAGTAGCAGATAATTTGATGCAACAATTAGATATAGCTATGAAAGCAGGGGTAAGTTATGCAGAGGCAAATTATAATATAAATGAAGCAATACGACAAAATAAAGTTATTACGTATAGTAGCCTTGAAGACGAGCTTAGAGAAGAAGGTGTGGAGATACCAAGTAAAGTAAAAATAGGACCTGAAGATACATATTTAAAAGGTCAATTTGTTATGAGTGAAAACTTATCGTTAGTTGACACAGGTGAAACCTATGGTAAATATTATGGTGGAGCAGAGAATATTCCTTCAGCTATAGGAGCTTTGCAGGGAGGTAAATTAATATTTGGAGGTAGTATGTTTGCTCAACCTCTTCCTATAGATGTAGAAACAGCAGCGATCCTAAATAATTCAACTATTAGTAACGCAATTCAAGAGTATCAGAGATCAAATGTACCGAAAGATAAAGAGCAGATTAAATCTAAAATAAGATCCGAAATACTAAAAATATTCCCAGATAAAAATAATGACCAAGTTACTGATATGGTAACAAGATTGACAACTTAAAATATGACACAGCCTATATATCATTTATACCATAAAGATAATTTATCTAAAGATACCCTTTTACAAAATGAAAATTTTTTAGAAGACACACGACAATTTTTAATTGCAAGGGAAAATTATAAAGCTGAAGAACTTGCTGACGATAATTACGTGTATGATCAGTTTATGGAACACTTTAGATTCCAAAATGTAAACGAGATCACAGCTATAAAAGACTTGTTACACGCACAAAACGCTGATCAAGAGGGCAAAGATCGTATGGCTAGACTTATGTCTACATACGATAAGATGGATAGTGAGTTCGGTATGAAAGCACTAGGGGATTATGCTGCAGGTATATTTTCTGCTCCGTCTACCTATGCAGGCTTGTTTTCTTTTGGATCTGCTAAAGCAGGCTCGTTAGCTGCTCAACAAGGCATAAAGTGGAGCATTAGAGAAGCCTTAAAACAAGGTGCTTTAACTACTGGAGTTCGTTCTGCTGCTATAGATGCTACTGTAGCAGGTGGAACTGTATTGGCACAAGAAGAAACTCGTGTTGAAACTGGACAAAAAGATAGTATAGATATGAAAAATGTAGGTCTTGCATCTGTTATGGGTGGTGGCGCATCTTTTCTTTTAGGCACAGGTACAGGTACGTTAGGTTATAAACAAGGTTTTGATTCAGAAAATATATTAAAAGTTAATCAGGAGAATTTAAGAACTCGATCAGAGCAGGTGTATAAGGTTAGGACATCTAAACTTTTTAAATCAAATACTAAAAAAGCAGATTTAGCAAAAGAATTTGAAAAGATACTAATAGGCTCACTAAAAGAGAAAGCTGAAAGAGGAGAAAAACTAGCTCTTATAGAAACAATACCAGAAGAGTTAACGACAGGTAAAAAGTTATATGGGGATAGACTTCTTGAAAGAGGGGAGGGTATACCTCTTACCTTTGATGAGAAAGTTATACAAAACATAGCATCTGCTGCTGCGGAAATGGATTATCTTGTTCCTATTTTTGATGATGCAGCACGAGGTTCTTCAGAAAGATTTACATCTAGGCTTGTAAGAGGCTTACAAACAGATCCTAGCGGTACTTTAAAAGAAAAATTAGGTCAGGTATTAGTTGATCATAATATAAATTGGGAAGATATTGGTCCACTGTTTGCTGCTGAGTTATCAAGATCAGGTTCTATTCTAGGGATTGCAGGAAGATTATCTAAGAGTCAAAGATATAGGCAAAATTTAGATGCATTAAATTTGATAGACGATGAACTAGCAGGCAGAGGTAATTTGACTAGTCAAGCTAGAAATACATTAGAGAGATTAAATCTACCAACAGGTCACTTTGCAAGAACTAGATTAAATATTAGGGATTTTCTTGGTAAATCTAGGATAGGTCTTATGACTATCCAGTTGGCTACCACAGTACGTAATACTACAAATGGCTTTATGCGTAACTATGTATATGCTTTAGACAATCTAGGTTCTGGTATAATAAACTACGGTAAAGGTCAAACCGTAAAGTACGCAAGACTAGCAACAAATGCAGATGATCAACTTATAGAGCAAGCGCAAGCTGCTGTAGATTTAGGCAAAGCACAGATGGCTAACGGTGCTGTGTCTTTAACTATGAAAGACATGCTATTTGGTATGGAAAGCACAGGAACTAGAGCTTTATTTAAAGTTTTAGGAGATCCTAGCTTTGGTTATAATGAAGAGGTATCTAAACTATTAAGACAAATGGCTGATGTAGGAGAGCTTGCAGATGCAGAGAGTGGGATATTAAAAGGTGTAAGATGGCTGAATGGACTAAACACTCTTAGTGATAACATGTTTAAGAGAGCTATATTTGGCAGAGAAATGAGAGCAGCAGTAAAAGCTAATCCCATAGATGTAGATGGTGTAAAATATGATAACCTAGATACTTTATTAAAAGATGGATTTGGTAAAAGAATAAGAGCAGAAGATATAGCTAAAGCTACATACGAAGCTATTGACTTTACATATCAAACAGGCGGTTATAGAGGTGTTGAGGGAGGATTTAATACCTTTGCAGATGGATTTATAAAATTATTTTCTACTACTCTAGGTTCTGCATTTGTACCTTTTCCTAAATTTATGGTAGGATCTTTTAGATTTATGTATGAACATGCTCCGATAATAGGCATGCTTAATTTAGGAGGTATAAGAAATAGACCCAAAGCCTTGGGAGGCAGACAAGGACTTTTTCAAACTGAAAATCTTGATTTAGATATATCAGCAAAATCTTTAGGACAACAAATGTCAGGTTTTGCTACACTAGGCGCATTTTATCAGGCAAGAGTAGCATTTGGGGATGAAACTACAGGTCCGTTTGAATATAAAAATGAAACCGATGGCGGTACATTCGATGCTAGAGCTATGCTTGGTCCTTTTGCTATTTATGCACTAGCTGCAGACTTTATATATAGAAAATTCCCAGAGTTTCATACAGATATAGGTCCAATAACCCTACCTGATGTGACTAAAGAAAGAACCTCTGGCGATATAGTATCTGATGTTAAACCTGTTTTATCTACTAGGTCTTTAGTAGAAGCCTTTACAGGATCATTTGGTAGAGCAGGAACAGGTTTATATATAGTAGATGCTTTACTAGCGTCTGCCCAAGACACAGATAATGATGCAGACTTTGAAAGAATGGCTGCTAAGATGCTAGGAAATTATTTTAATACTTATACAGTAGGTGTTGGCACAATAAATGATTTTGTATCTGTCGTTGATCCCAAGTATAGAACCTTATACAATAACGATGATGTAGAGTTTCTACCTTACTTTTTTAAACAGATGACTCGTACAATAAACCCTACTATGATGGCTGTTTCAGACACATTAGGTATTGGACTGCCAGACAATGCATATTTTAATAGAGATACACAAGGTGTGCCAACAAAAAGTGGCTCAACCGTTAGACATAATCCCTTTTTTAAACAACTAACAGGATTAACACCTAGAGGTGCAAGAAACACTGTAAAAAGAGAAACAGATAGATTACAATTTGATTATATAGAACTATTGCCTAAGAGAATAAAGGGTGATGCTCTTATGACCAATGAAACTGTTAAACTTATGGGCGATTACGTTGAAAGAGAATTGTCTAGTTTTATAGATTCAGATTACTACAAAAATATACCAAGCAACATAGAAAAAAGAGTACGATTAAAGCATGAAATCTCTCTTCTAAAAAATATGGCTAGAAATAGAATACTAGATCCATCCAGAGCAGAGTCTTATAGCAGGGCTGACGCACTTAGACACTTTAAGGCTATCTTTATGAATAAGCCTAGTGATCAAAGAAGAGTTCTAGCAGAGCAATATCGTCAGCTTTTTGATAGTAATCTGTATGAAGATCAAGCATGGACATTTCAAGGCAGATAAATTATCTTTTATCACCACTGCCGTGTATAGTACCCTTCTTTTTACGATTAGCTAACTTAGACTCATTATCTCGTGCTATTCGTCCTAGTGTATAGCCTAAGTCTTCAGTCAATGCCGCACAGTACCACAGCACATCTCCTATCTCAGACGCTAACTGTTCCCTCCAATCATCAGGCATCTTATCCACTCCATCTCTCATTAACTTCTTAACCTTATTGGCAACTTCTCCTGCCTCTCCTGCTAATCCTAGTGCAGGATACAATATCTTATGCTGTGCAGGATAGATGGCTGTCGTAACAGCCACCTTTTGATATTCATTCATTTCCATTCTTCCATACCTTTCTTCCATAAATTGTTTAGCCTCTTGCTCTATTTTGTTCATGCTTTTGTACCTTCTTTAGGTTGTGGGCAAATGCATCATTGAATCCTCTTTGCCACTCACGATGCTGCATTGTGTTACTATTGAAGGGGTTATTTATTTTAGCTCTATAAAAATCTTTGAACCCTCTTTGATGTTGTATCTTTAAGGGTGCGTCATATTTTCCTAGTCCTCTTTTTTGTCTTATATTCATATCTATGCTCCTATATCTACTATTTCACAAACATCGCCTGAACATGCAAAGGTCTGATTGCCTGCTGTGGTATCCTCTTTCTCATACTCTGCAAGCTGTGACCAGTTTATGTCATAGACGAACTTATCTAACATAGCATTATATTCTTCTTCTGTACAGTCCTGATATGGTGCTTGTTGATAAGTATGATCAGAGTGTGGCAAAAATGACACACCTGACATCTCATCAAAGTGTTTGAATACAAACGCACCAACTTCCATCCACTCATCATCACGCACAGTAATAGTCACAGAGGGCTTATGTTCACACCAGTACCTTTGGTATATCATCCATATTTCAAGCTGCTGTATGGCTGTTAAATCGTTTCTCGTGACACATCCTTTAGGTGACTTAACAGGAAAGCTAAAGACTGTGGTGTCATTAGGCTTTGTAACGTCAGGTTCAGATGGTATACCCTGCTCAATCATAAACTGAGTGAGTGGGTCTTTATTATCACCACGAACAGTCCTGATGTAGTATTCACTGTGTCTAGCGTGTATACCAGATGCACTGTCTACGAGTTGTGACACTGTTCCTGATGGCTTGACGCATGTAATAGCAGTGGACTGTGGTATGTTTAGTTTCTCTGCCCACTCTTTGTTTGTATCTACTGCAACCTGTCGTAGCTCTTGTAGTAACTCTTCAAGATGTACATGTGATAGAAGTGTATTTTTACTAGAAGTGCCATTTGTTAATGGGCAGTCCATTATACCTGTAAGAGATACACCTAGTAGTCTTTCTTCTTCTGTGTTCTTCTTCCATACCTTACGTAGATAAGGAAAGTCTGTAAGAGTAGACTGTATTGTACCTAATATTGTGGCAAGCTTTACCTTATGCTTTAGGGTTTCTTTTGTATCATCTGCTCTGATAACAACCTCTGTAAGATTACAGAACTGGTAAGGTCTAAGTATAATCTCACTGCATGGATTTGTACCGAACTCAAAGTTTGGATCTCGTCTACCATACTTCTCTACCTGTTTCTTAGAAGCAACTCTGTTAAAGATACCACGCTCTCCTGACTTAGACTCCACTAGTCCTGTCCACTCTCGTAAGAATGTCTCACCGTCAGGCTTGTCTGTATATGCTACAGAGTTATTAGACAGAGCCATGTGTGGTGCATCCTGCCACCACTGACCTGACTTAGCATGACGCATACGTATGTCACTAAGGTTAGATAAACTAATCATCGCTGATCTACGCACTCCTCCTACTACAACAATCTCCCCTATCTTACACATAATAGAATGACAGTCATAGCTAGACAGCTTCTTTCCTGTATTTGCTTTAAACATATTAACGGTAAAGTTAAACAAGTCTACCAAAGGTGCAGGTCCACTTGCTCTACCACCAAACGTCTTGAGCCTAGCTCCTGCAGGTCTAATCTTAGACACATCCCATGTAGGTATCTCTCCTGCATACAACAGGGCTACTAACATACGAAAAGACTTTGCCCAACCTTCCTTGCTGTCCTTTACAACTATACAGGTGTCAGAATTATATAGGTACTCTGGTACTTCTGGTAGCTTATTTATGTAATGTCTTTCTACAGAGAAACCTACACCTGTGCCACAGAGAAGTATATACATAGCTTCATCAAAAGATTTAGGGTCATCTACAGGTAGATAGCTACAGTTGTATCCTGCTGTATTATCTCTTTCAAGAGCAGGTCCTGCTGTCATTAATGCTCTCATGCTAGGCATAACATCTAACCTAGTTATAGCATTACGTAACTCATTCTTCATAGTAGACCACATACCTGTGCTTTCTCGTAATGTATCCATAGTTTCTTCTTTATGTGTTATATAATTAATATATCTATCAACTGTCTCTTGCCATGTCTCTCTTCTCTGTTCGTCATCTAACCAACGAGCATAGCGAGAGGTGGCAATAAAGTTTTGGTAATCTGTAGGTAAGCTCATTAGTTATTCTCCATTAATACTTTTATTGTTTTTATCTCCATGCCATCAACATCATATACATATGCGTCAAAGGCTTCCTCTATTTCCTGTGATACCTCACCGTCCACAGGTACAGGATATTCATCCTCATCTATATCAAGCGTTATGTAAACCTTGACCCTCATTTTACTGTATCAATAAGTTTTGTCAAGTACCACTGAGCTTTCTCAAGGTCTTGCTTACCGCCTTTATATCTGTACCGCCACAGATACTTAATAATATTACCTTGTAAATAATATTCAAAGCCATCATCTGTGGCAGCCTCAATAGCGTCAATACACTCTATACCTTTTTGATTATAATGCGGTGGACTATTTACCATATCTTCACTCATGTTACCTCCTTTAGTTTAGGGTTAAAAGAAACTCTCACGACATTATCTTTACGTGATACTACTCTAGGTTTTACCACAGTTTCATCTTCTCTGTCAAGCTCATTCAAAGCATAATCATTAATTAATTCTCTGAATGTTCTCATTTCTTCCATCATAGGAACTGTGGCAGTTATCATTCTACAGAAGTGTAAAAGATTAGCATAGTCTTCGTCATTAAAAAACATATCATCCGCTATGACTATACCTACATTGACTTCACCTGCCCACTTTTTATTTTTAACAACAGGGGTTATCCTAATTATAAAATCTTCAGGTTTACACTCTACCAATATCTTATCGTCATCCATGCTACACCCTCACTTTCTTTTTAGGGAAAGGTATAATATTAGGATACTTGTGCTTTCCTTTTTCTTTTACCCATGCTTCAGGAATAACACGAGTTTCGTAAAGAAACCCATGCTTCTCACACCAATTAGCATATGTAGTCTTTGATCCTTTACGTAGCTTACGCTTACAATTCTCAAAGATAAAACGTATGTCTAGCTTTGGGTGCTGTTTCTGTATAGCTAGATGCTTTCTTCTGTCTGCGGCAGTAAACATACCTTTACTCTCAATGATTATACCATTGTTTAATATAAAGTCAGGTGTGTACTTACGGTAGCATAGGTCTTCCCATTCTATTTTAACCTTCTCGTAGAGATACTTTACTCTTCTCTCTTCAAGGTCAAGAGAAATCTTATGTTCAAGACCACTACGGTAACCATACTTACGTGCCGCTATGTACTGTTTACTATTTCTCATGGACATATGACACCATCCTTGGCTCTTTAGCCTGTGAGAACTTAGCAGGCTTCTCCTGTAGTGTAGGGAAGCAAGCATATTTATAACTGCAGAATTTACAGTTGTCGTTCAATACCATGTTGCCTGTTTCTTTACCTCTAAACTTCTCAGGTACAGGCTCAAAGCAACGCTTAAACGTATTATCATTTATTACATCTACAGTATTCTGTATCTTAGTGATCTCTTCATCAAGATGCATATTTGCTTTAACATACTTGAACTCACCATTGGCTTTGTTTACAACCCACCAACCTCCTGCTTCTTTGCCTGCGGCACGAGCATAGCCTGCTAGTTGTGATACATAACCAAACGAATCACCCTGTGCAAGTGTTTCATAGGACGCAAACTTGTTACGGTAAGACCAATCAGACGCAGACTTAACATCGTCAACAGCATCATCAATTACAAGGTCATACTCTCCTGTAATTTCATCGTCTTCTAACTTCAGCGTAACCTTAGAGTTATCCTCATAGGATACACCTGCTTCCGTAAGCAAAGCTTTGAATACAGCTTCCACTATATCCCCAAGCATCATGTTCATTACAAAGGTGGTAGGTTTAGGCAATGCCTTCTCTGGCTGATTCTTCTCAAACCAGAGTTGGCAAGTAGGTCTGCCTACGTTTGACATACGTAAGCGAAACCCGTCCTTTTTGTTACCACCACCAAACTGACGTTGCAAAGCAGCTTTAATGTCATCAGCCACCTTATTGATGGTGGCTTCAGACATATATGTTTTACCTGCGGCAGCGTCCTCCATGTATTGGTGGAGAGCCATTTCTGCAGGATGCATCATTGTACAGTAGCGTCCTCTACGTCAATAAACTCTTGCATATCAATATCAACTTCCTGCTTGTTACGAACATTCTCATTCCAAGCGTTGAATATATAACTGTTATAGTTATCTATCCATGCCATGAAATCAGCAAACCTAGCCTGTTCAGACTCCTCTACTCGTAGAGTCTCTGTCATGTTAAGTTTGGTCGTAGGAACATAATACCTATTACCGTTAGGTAAATCCCTAGACTCTGTTGTAAGATCAATATAGTGCTGTACAGGCAACCGCTTCATCTTACCAAACTGAGAAAAACAACCGCCTATTGTATTATAGGCTTCTTTATTTTCAACCTCCCAAATGCAAGGTGTTACATCTAAATCAACAGATGCACCATTTTCATCAACAGGGTTGACAAGCTCAATAGTTCCTAGAACTACACGAACACGCTTGATAGATTTATATAAATCCTGTGTAGACTTAGGTAAAGCTTTCCAATCTTTTACCCAATGGTCACTCTTACCACAGTTAAATCCACCATCGTTGTCCTTCAAGTCTATCTTGAAGTTCTCCTCAGTCATAATGGTTTTTATGTAGCGGTTTTTAGTTTCGCCAGAACCCATCACGAACCTCTTATACATATACCGCTGTGCATATGGACGTAATTTAGCAGATGTAGCGTAGTATGTAGGACCGTCAGGAATTTCTAGTTTAAAAGAACCTCCCTCAACAACCTCCACATTTTTACGTTTACCATTTACTTCAGCCGTACCCATAATAGGTGTGTGGCTTATGCGAAACCTAGCAAGCGTACTAGCTTTCTTAGTTGAAGAACTAGTATCATCCGATATGCCCATAGCCTTTGCCATAGCCGCATAATTATTAGTATCAATAGTTATAATATCATTCATCATTAATTTACTCCTTTCAAAAGTGTTAAAGTTATAGTTATATCATGCTACGTCTTTAGTGTCAAGCCAATTCGGACCAATTTTTGCTTCTAATAATAATGGTACATTAAAATTAACATTCCATCGGTTGTCGATAATACTTTTTAATTTGTTGTTTGTACTATCTATAATAGTAAGCACTGCTTGCTCCTCATTAGGATGAACATCTATCACAATAGAATCGTGTACAGTATTCACGATACAACTTCTTAGGTCATTAAGTTCCTTATCTATGTGCAGTAACGCAATAGGTACTATGTCTGCTGTCGCAAAGGACTGCACAGGATAATTCTTTATCTGTGTAAAATGCGAGACAGTGTTATTACGTCTACGTGTAACATCAGGAAAGGAAAACTCTCTGCCTGAAGGTGTTGATATCTTGCCAGTGTTAAGTGCTTCACTAGCAAGACGCTTATGCCACTTGGCTATACCTGCATACTTATCATTGAACTGAGAATAATAAGCCGCTTCTGCAGGTGTTCGTCCATACCCACTAGCACCATACAGAGGTGCAAACGTGTGAGCTTTAGCATCTTGTCTTGATGTAGGTTGCCCTGCGTCAGATATAACCTTCGCTGTGTAGGCATGTACATCAAATCCTGTAGCTACCTCATCCATAGCTACTTTGTCCTGTCCTAGATAGGCGGCTACACGAAACTCTAACTGTGCAAAGTCAGCTTCCATAATCTTGCCACCCTCCCATCGTGATACAAACACCTTCTTCACAGGAAATGTACCACCTCTAGGCATGTTCTGCATGTTAGGATCTGCTCCACTCAGTCTACCTGTAGAAGTTCTGTGCTGTAGAAGTCTAACGTGCAAGCGATTGTCAGGTTTGGTGTGTGTGCGGATTCCCTCCACAAATGAGGACAGGTATGTGTCGATTGCTGATAACCGTTGCACCCTACTAAGAAAAGCAACAGCACCATCCATATTCCTAGCACGAGCAATCCCTTCAAGATACAATAGGTTTGTCTTATTCGTGCTAAAACCATTAGCACTGATCCACTTAGCGTTGGGTGCATTAAACTTTAACCCTGCTATAGCATTGTTGATAGGTGTAAAGGTGTATCCAATACCTGCACACACATTACATTTATTTGATTTAGAAAATAGTGTTCCATCTTTTTTTACCTTTCTTACTGACCCTGTTCCTCTACAGGTGCTACATTGATGCGCTTTCTGTTTAAAAAGCACTTGTGACTGTTCTTTTATACCCTTTTTATATGCATCGTTATTCATATAAGGATCAAAGGTATTTACCCATATCGTTTTATCTTTAGGTTTACGGCTATAAATAATCCATGACAGTTGTTCAGGACTGTTAAGATTAATAGGAATATCCCCCATTAGATCTCGCACCTGTTTATTCAAGTCAGATACTAGTTGCTGTTTCTCCTGTTCAAATTCACTTTTAACATGCTCAAGTTTAGACAAATCTACCTTAAACCCACGCTGATATATACGTGATAGACACACTGCTACCTGATTAGTTAGATCAACTGTGTCTCGTAAACCATTATCCTCTAACAATAGTCTTTTATATATCTTATCTGATAATTCTTGCGTAGCATGTAGATCAGCAGATAAATATTCAGATAGCTCACCCCAAGGTATGTCTGATACAGAGTGACCCTTACTAAAATATTCTTTCATAGTATCTTGCTTCTTTGTGTCTAGGTCATACCTCTCCGCACATGCTTCAAGAGACAGAGGCTCTTTCAACCCACGCTGTAGTACATACTCACCTAGCATAGTGTCAAACACAGGACCGTCATAGGTAAACCCACTCTCCCATAGCCACAACAAGTCATGTGATGCGTTGTGCATAATGAGTATGGTAGCTCTGTCTAGCCAATCCTGTACTATCATATGACCGTCAGTATCAGAGTCAACCTCGTTATGATTAAACGTAATGAGTGCCTCTTCACCTGAGTCTGATAACATCCCCACCATAACAAGCTCATTCGTAGGTTCAAATGGATCTAGGTGTAGCTTACCATCACGTTTAGTAACTGTATTCTCTACATCAAGTGTTAGTTTCATTGCTCAACTCCTCTATAGTTTTCTTAGCACGATCTAAGTCTAATTTAAACCATTCTCCACTCCTGTCAAGGGTAAACTTATCAAGTTTCTCATGTGCTGAACCCTCTGCAGTTCTTCTGTCATTAAAATAACGGCTGTACTCTAAGCTATAATCTCTGTGTGGACTAGATGTTTGATATCCTTTGAGTCTATCCTCTGCATCCATAGCCATGCCCACTTTAAACCAACCTCGCCACGCAGGATTAGATATTATGTATACGTACCCATCTTTTGCTTTGTTATATTCTCGTAAAGCTCGGCTACCTATACTACGTGCTAGTCTTTTTAATCTGTTCTCTGAACCTTTTATAGTATCACAGACCTTACAGATATAATTTCTTTTTCTTTCATTACCTATGCACCAAGTGTCAGGCACTACCAAAACTTTTGCACACCTGTTGCATTTTTTTACACTTAGATATTTTTGTAGGATAGGAACATCATCCCTAACCGTATAGTTTCTTTTACCTCTCATGCTGTGTACCTCGCTGTTTTATAGTCAAGATTACAATGAATAACCCCATGATAACCTGACAGTTTATTTTTAACAATATTAATATGTCTTTGTGGATCTTCGTCCTCACCATTGTTATCCCTCGCAGGGTTCTTCGCTATCAAAAGCATAAGATCAGCCTCTGCCGCTTTACCTGTACGACTACCCTCCATCATGGCTTGGTTAAGTATAACCTTACCCTCTGCTTCAGCAGATAGCTGAGACATATAAAAGATAGCACAGTTGTGTTGCTTCGCAATCATACGAGCATGGACTGCATTAGCCTTGAGAGCTTCGTCCTGTCGTGCAAAGCCACCTGTCTTGGCAAATTTATCGCCCATATCTAACACCACAATATCAGGCTTATATGATTTACATATAGATTCAACCCATGCCATATCTCTACCTGTAACATCACGAACCTTAATATTTTGACGTACAGGTTCATATAATTCTTTGGCTTTTCTAGGATTAGACTTGATGTCCTGCACTGACATGCCTGACGCAGCAGTAAGATATCTAGCACCTACTCTATGAGATGCTTCCTCATTGCATAAGATAATACAATTAGCTCCTTGCCTAGCAAATCCATTCGGACCTGCAATCAGGCTTGCATGGAAAGATGTCTTACCTGTGTTAGGTCTAGCACCTATCTCAACCAAGTGACCTTCGTTCACACCTTCAAGCACACGAGTTAGTGAGGGTATATTAAATGCCCATCGTGCTTCCATTTTATTCTTGGCAAGTAAGGTTTCCATAGTCATGTCATCCCATTCAACTTTGAGATCAGGTGTAAAGTCATCAGAGTATGATTCAAGAAGATTACGCAAGGGTTCAAGGCTAGTCTGTGTACCATTCACATAATCAAAACCTAAGTTGGCTATGTCCTCACCGACTACCTGTTGGAATAGTTTAGACAGCACCTCCTGTGCTACATCACTACCCATAGGTGTCTCTGATTTAATTTTACGAAACAGATCCCCATATGCCTGCTTTTGTGCTGTCGTTAAAGTAGGGTTGCCTGACATAAACAAAGCCTCTATCTCATCAGGTGTGACAGTCCTTTCATATCTGTCCATAGCAAGATCAATAGTTTGCTTAATCTTTCGGACATCTTTTGTGAACAGTCTATCAGGACATTTAGCACCACGATGGTCATCGTAGAACTCTCTGTTCATAAGACTGCGTACTAATGATAATTCCATGTTATACTCCTATGTTGGTAAGACTATCTAAGTCTTGTTGGTTTCTGTATTTTAAATCATCTGTCAAACGTAAGGCTTTTACATCTGCCACATGAGTTTTTAGTTCTCGTACAAACGCTAGTGTCTTGGGTAATGCGTCAGGGTCTAGCGCAACTACTGCCATAGAGAATTGTGACAAGTATCGCTTGTGTGATTCCGATAGTGACGTACCCAACACAGCAACCCCAACATGCACATCGCTAACTGTTCCAACCACTGCGGCACTCACACAATCCTCTACAACTACAGCAACTTTACCATATCCATGCGTATAAGGCAAGTCACTTTTTCCATATCGTTTCCATTTAGGTAATCTTTTATTTAGGCTACGTCCTGTAGCGTCAACAATTTTACCGCCATGCACGATAGGAAACACAACCCTATGGTCTTTGACATCATACATCAACTCAGTTGTTTCAATATCTAAACCATAGGTATCTGCAAACTTGAGTACATCCTCGTTATTATTATGAGGTATTATATACTCAGGCAATTCAAATGGTATCTCAACTGTTTCTTGAGCAAAAGAACCAATAGATTTACGTATGTCATCACTTGTAAGGTGTACTTTCTTACCTCCAGATAAAGAACAAGAGGCTTTATAACAATTCCAAAGCATCTGACCCATGTTATTAGTGATAGTAAATGTCTTTTCCTTGTTGTTACACATAGGACAAGTCATACGTTTAGTTTCACCATCACGTAACTGTAAATCATTTATGAGTGTATTAATATTAACCATTATACACACTCTTAACATGTTCTTTACGTGCAGTCAAGGCATTATTTGCACTTGTATATGTATTTTTCATGTACGGTTTTACCGAACTTGGATTAGTGTGACCTGTCACTGACATGATCTGCCCAAGTGACACACCTGCGTCCACCATTTCGGTTGTTCCTGTCCTTCGAATGTCCATTAATCGTAGCTCATCAGACAGCCCTGCTTTACGCATGACACCCCTTCCTTTTTTAGATAGTCCGAACAAGGAATAGGGTATGAACTCCCCCTGTACAGGCTTTATTTGAGGGCATATGTACCTTTGAAAGCCAAAGTCTTTTCGTTGTTGTTCTAACATGTCAAATAGCTCCTCTGATATGGGTAAAAATACCTCTGCTCTACGCTTGGATTGCTTGATGTGAACCTGCCTATCTTTGATGCTTGTCCACTCTAACAGACGCATATCACCTAGCCTTTGTACCCACTCATAAGCCATCTGAACTATCAGTCCTACGTTCCTAGTTTCAAAATCAGCATAAGCTGTCTCAAGAAACTTGGTTACATCAGTCCTAGTCCATACTACCTTGCGTTGTAGTGGTGTTTTGCGTGTCACCTGACTAAATGGATTGAAAGGTTGGTCATCAAACTGTACTGCGTATGTGAATAAGCGTGAGCTTACACTACAGGCATGGTTGGCAAAGGTTATCCCTCTGTTCAACCACTTGTTGTATATCTGCTTCGCATCTTTCAATGTCACAGACCTATACTTCTTGTTGCCTATGTCTTCAGATAGCTGACGCATAAAGTATCGGTAGTCTGTCTGTGTCTTGTCACGTAACTGCGCAAAATCCCACGACTCTATATATGCTTTGATAATTTGGTCAACTGTGCTTTTGTTATGTACTGTGACACATTCTTCCTGTTCTTTTTTCCATACATCTATCCTGCTGTTCAGTTCCTGTGCTTTGCGTGTAGCTGTGGCTAGGTCTTTGCCTAGCTCACAACGTGACACAATGCCCTGATCCACAAACTTCTGTGGAGGATTAAACCTATAGCTATCTAAACGCTTCTGTGTAAAACGAGGTAGCGACATTATGCCGCCACCAAGTCTTGAAACTGCTTGGACTTTACCCACTTGGTAACGTCAAGCTCTCTGTTCCACATGGATACTGCTTCAGTATCTTTGCCTGTGTTACGTAGCTTAAAGCCATTACGCTCATCGGCATAGCTTGCATAGTTAGTGAAGGCACTGTAGATACTGTAGGCATTAGCACCTCGTGTGCTTACCTCTGCACCGTACAGTGAGTACATCTTCTCTGCCTGAGTTTCAGACATAATCTTCTCAAACATAGCCTTAACATCTACGTTAACTGTGGATGTGTTTGCCCACTGTTGTAATGTATTAGCTTGGTCATAAAAGTCTGTTGAAGATTTCTCTAGCTGTCTGCCAAAGCTATCTATGCAGAAGTTAGATGTGTTCTTACGCTTCACGATGTCATGTTCACCTCGCACCATCTTGTTTGTGCAGAAAAATGATATCTGCCCATACACCACGATGTTAGAACACAGACCATCTACACCATGCAGACCTATGATACGCTGTCCAATCTTCTCGCTATGCTTATCTGTGTAGATGTCATAGCTCACGCTAGGTAATGTGATGTCCATCATCATGTACCCATCATTACGTGCAGACTTCCAGTCAATAGTCATACCATCTAGCTCATCAGCAGATAGCTTGTCTTGCATGGTATTCCATACAGTGTGGGCAAAGTTTGCGTGTGACGTAGTAGTGAAGCCATTACCCACCACGTTAAGGTATGTATCTGTACCTTTAACCTTGACGTACTTCTTGTCAGGTACTTTGGATGGCTCATACTCCACCTCAAAGTCAAAGTTCTCAGGTACTTGAAAGTTGTTTGTTGTTAAATCAAATGGCATTTGTAATCTCCTTTTCTGGTTAGGTTGCAACTGATAGTTAGTTATGTAGGGTATAGCATACTCCCTGTACTAGTAACGGTTATTTTTATGCGTTCTTAATCAACCATAAAATAATATTTTCTGACCAATCATCGCATGGGTCGTTAGGTATTTCTACTGAGTTCATTCGCTATCTCCTGTCTTGCGTTCCATCTTATCCAACTGTACATACAGTGATCCTCACCATAGCACATATCAATAAGAGAAACAAGGTTAAATTTATTTTCCTTCTTCCACTGCCAATTCCTAGCACTGAATGGCTGATGCACTCGCCCACCTGTCACCACATTAAGTAGCATAGACAGGGATATGAGTACACGTAAGCAGTAAGAACCTACAGATATCGTCCAATGTTGGACAATTTTGTTAACCACTTGAAGCATTAGTTTCTCCTTTCATTTCTGTTAAAACTTTATCAATAACTTCTTCTACAGTATGCCCAAAGTATATTGTGTCCTTATACATGAGGGTATAACTAGGTAGACCTGCGTCATAATGTTTATTAAGCCTCTGGTCTTTCACCTTAGAGTGTAGCTCTTGCCTTAATTTTTCTTCTAGTTTCATCATAATCCTCTTTCCTAATTATCTCTAGGTTACTTACGTTTCGCATCCTAGATTTAGCTTTCTTCAAACCTTTGTAATCTTCTTCTGTACTAGCGAGTAATACCAAAGGCATCCTACCTTTTGTAAACTCTCGCATCTCTTCTATTCTTTTTTTATGTTCATCTTTCTTCGCCATGATACTCCTTGCATTATTATATATGTTACTAGGGTGCATACAATGTATATGCCTATTGCATTAGTTTCCCACACTAAAAAGTATTGTAACAGATTTAGGTGTTTTAGTAAAGCCACTACAAATATCATTACAAAGTAACCTGTAAAAGTAGCCATCAATATTGTCAGCCATACTGCGCCCATAATATCACACCTAGAAAACATACAACTAAAACTAACATATACCAGTCGTTTGGGTCTTTATCATTCCAATAACTCATGTTTCTACTCCAAAATTACAACGCACTAACAGTACAAATATAAACAATGTGGCTACTAACATCCATTTAAGGAAGGATAGGAAGCCTGTGTAAGCTATCTCTGCCTGTGCCTGTGCGTCTTGTTTTACTTTATCGTCCATTCTACCACCTCTCCTGTGTTCCATTTATCTGCTTCTACTTGTGCTTCTTCCTTTGTGTCAAACACTTTAACAGGTGTGTCTACTGTCCACATAGCACCACACCCATCTTTGACATACTCAAAGCCCTCAAATGGCTCAATCATTACTGCGTACTTCATCTTCTTCCTCCTTTGGTAAATATACATCTACATGGCTCTGACACTTAGGACAATGTAAGTTAGTGACCATGAGCCATGTGTCATCTTCTTCGCTGATGTCATGGTCACCTCCCCATATTAGTTCTGTGTTACAGTGCCAACAGTTCATGTCCACTCCAATCCAGATGACCTAAGTTCTTCACTCAAAAAGTTATATGCCCAGTCTTGATAGTAATCTAGGTTACTAGAGTAAAGGTCAGGGTTACACTCTTTATCTTCTTCTTGCTGTTCTAATGCCCATGAATTATACATATGCTCAAAGCTATGCTCATGGTCTAGTGGTAGTTCATCTTTGAATATCATCTTCTTGCTCCTCTTCTACACAAAATCTAATCCACACTACTCCTTCAAATCGTTGCACCTCTTCCCAACGATGGTCAGGGCAAGTTTCTAACCACTTTTGAAATTCTTCTTCAGTCATCTTCATTCTCCTCACAGTTGTTAATCTTATTGTGTTGTGCATCTTCGTAGGCACATCTCTCAGGGAAACTCATGCGTATCAGTCTATCTGACCAGTCCTTGCCATCAGCTATCCACAGGAATAGCATAGGCAAGGGTATCAGTATGAACACAACCCAGATAAATGCTTTGCCAAAGCCTTCATTATGATAGGGTTGGTCACTCATTAGTTCACCTCTGTTGTAAAGTCTAAGTAGTCTGCGCTTATCATTAGTCGGTAGCTATCTTTGATGTTCTGTGATGGCTGATTTACTTTTACAAGTAAGTTCATGCCATCAACTATCTCTCCATCTGAATGTACTAGGCACTCTATATCTAAGTCATCTGAGCAGTGTACATAGGTATGCTCTGCTTCCTCTAAGTCAAACATAGGCAGACCCACTTCGTTAGCTATCATCTCTTTTGGTGTAAGGTCATATACTTCTGTGTCAGTCATTAGTTCACCTTCTCTTTCTTTTCTTTAGGCACATCTTCTGCGAACCTATAATCAGACCAACGATTAACGTGACCATGCTCACATAGGGGTTGTTTAAAGTTAAACACTTTACTCAGTAGCCACTCACCACTTCTAATTGTTTCTAATGTAGAATACTCTAAAGGCACACCCTCTGACATCTGAGTGTCTAAATCTTTAACTGCATTAAGCAGTTTAAGCATACCATACTTTTGATCTGTTGAAATATCTTTCATGTCTATTCTCCTATAACTTTGTTAATAAGTATCTGCTCATCATCACGGTGATAAAGCACACGTATCGTATCGCCTACCTCTACATACTTGGTCAGGTTCTTAATCCACATACGTGGGTCACCTCTGCCTGCCGTTCTGTAGAACTTTATAGATGTATCATGGGCATGAGCATCTTCTGTTAAAAACTTTGCTTCATGCTCGTCATGTTCCATACGCAACATATCACCAAAGTTACCTCTTAGAGCATCAAAGTACCAATCTTGCACCTTTTTGCTTGCATCTATCGTGTACTTATTCAACATGGTTTTGGTCAATGTTAAATCAAAATGAAAATATTCTTGTTCGGTCATGCTACCTCCTTCATCCAATCTGGTTTAGTTCTGCCTTTGTTATACCTTGCAAACCTAGACTTGTCAACAATATAAAACTTTCTGTATGCTTCTATAGGATAGAACTCATCAGTCTTGAGTTCATCATGCCCACTGAAACACTGTGGGTGTCTAGTAAATCCTCTGTCGGGTATGAGCTTGTACGTATCCCAGTTGCCCAGAATATGCCTGTGCTTACTCGCACCATGCACCTTGCCATATCTGTAGGTATACTCGTCAAGCATGGCAGAGTATAGACTATAAGCCCATAGGTAATTGTTTCTGCTATACATAGCCCACAATGTACATGGATGCTTCTGATGTACAGGTTTGTACAGGTCATGCTCCTCTGCATACTCTGGTGCGTGTTCCCATACTGATGTGCATAGCATCTGTGCTTCTTCAAGTGGCATCTTGACTATGTGTTGGTCACACAGTGACTTGGCTATCTTGTCTACGTTGTAGTCAATTAGAAATCTATTCATTATTTCTCCTTCCAAAATATTGGTGGTCGTTCTGGTGGTAAACTCATTGGAACAGTGACAGTCTCATGCATAGTAAAACACTCGCCTGCCTCTGCGCCATAGAGCTTGTGAGCATGGTCATTGCATTGGTCAAGCGTACTGAAACGCATGACCATTAGCAACCCATACACAGTGACTTGTTCAAACATCTTTTTTTACCTTCCAATGTTCTTGTTCTAGTTTGTTTAGTGTAAGCATTTTAATTTCTTTTAGTGCATCGTTAGCATCATCACCTAACTGCTCAAGCATAGCTACCATGAAGAAAGCGGTATCACGATCTAATGCCATGATACTCGCTTTCGTTTCTTCAGAAACTTTACTCACTAAGCAACTGCTTTCAACCGCTTGAGTTCTGCTCTTGCGACTTTCAGTTCCTTGCGTAGCTTACGCAACTCTTTTGCAGTTTCAGACATATCATACTTATGCTCTAATACACCTGTCTTTCGCAACACTTGAATCCTGTAGGTTATTCTGTTCTCAGGCTCACGCATCACCTCTGCTATTTGCTTCCTAGTAGTGGTAGCATATGCTTCAAGCAAAACTTTGTCAGCAGGTGTATAGTTGTACGTATACTTTTTTGCCTTTACATAGTGGGCAGTATGCGTTGTGTAGTCCTGCTTTGTATCAAGATCAAAAGACTTGTCGTTTGCTGTGTTTGTTGTATTTGTCATAATAATTCCCTCCTTAGTGGGTTAAAGTTGAGTTGTGGATATAGCCATGAACCTCTGGCTCTGGGTCTATTGTCCATTCTTTGATGAAGTCAAACTCCACCTTGCTATTTGGAAGCACCGCCTTGAGTGTGCGTAGCACATGATCAATAGCTGATGTTCCATCACTGACTGATGGGTAGGTATCATCTACTTTAACAATACCATGTTCCCCATCTACAGTCAATCCTATGTGATAGTATCCTATCGCTTTCATTCTTCCCTCCAATTATTGTACAGCTCTACTGCTTTAGCATTAGTTTTATCTTCCCAATATTTCTTTGGGTCATTAAACCACAGTTTAACATTGGTAATGATAGTATCACAATTCATCTTTTGTTCAAAGATAATTTCTTCTGCTTGTGCATAGCATATCTCTTTTATGCGTTCATTTACTTCGTGGCTCATTGTATTCCTCCAATGTTTTATTGTTAATTAATATTTCATAAATTCTTTTGGCTAAATCTTGCCTACCTTTAAAGTAGTCACTTTTATAAGGTTCGTCAAGGTCTGCACCTTCTAGCTTACATAAGAACATTATATCTGCCACTACAAAGTCTTGTTTACTTAGGCTCATGCTACCTCCTTCATGTAGTATTGCAATCTAGGTTTTTCTTCGTAGCCTATGCATAATACTGCATCTGCTTTGTGTATGGGCAAGTCATCTGACATAAATGTATCTGCCTTGTATGGGTTATACTTTGCATACCCACTAAACTTTGTGCCTTCGGTGACTGCTCTACCTTCTGATAGGTCTAGCCACTCACCTCTGACAAAGGCATGAACATTCTTTTTCTTCTCACGTAACACACGTTGCCTGCCTGCCTCTGACACAACAAACTGTGCATCTTTAATCCACACATAATCCTCATGTGCAATCACCTTGCCTTTGTGTTTAACCGAAAAGGTTTTCTTATGTAGGTTATAGTATACGTCAACTTTCATGCTATCCTCCTAGCTTGCTTGTTTTTGCGTTCTTGTCTGCGTTCACGCTTCCAATCATCACGCTTTGGTTTTTTAAATTGTCCAACGTTGGACGATTTTTTAACTGGTATTTTCTCATATGCTTTAATCTCGTAATACATTACGCTTCTCCTTGCTTCGGTTGTAAGGTGTACCTTTACCTTTCTTAGGTGGTACAACCTTGGGTGGTTGCCTATCCTGTAGCATAGTACGTGCCACAGGATTGACTATTTTAATAGTTTTAAGTTTCATTATGCCGCATTTCCAATTACAAATCCACTTGTGTCATGCCTTGCATCACCTTTAGCTTTCAGTCCTATGATAACACCTTTCTTATCCTTGAACCTTAAATCATCTCTATCGCCATCAATAACTTCCATACCCATGTATGATGATTGTGGATTTACCTCAGTAAATACTACTGCCATGTTTGTGCCTGTATCTCTACACGCTTTGGCAATGTTCTTGGCATAGTCCATATTAGCTTCACTATATGACAAGGTAAGATGATAGTTGCTAGGCAACTCTTTATACACTCTAGTGTATATCTTAGTGTAGTCATAGAATTGCACTAATGGATTATCTTGGATAATGCCAAACTTTTCCCACATAATGTCAGTCGTGCCATTCAATCGCACACATGGTTGCTGTCCATTCTTTAAGCAACGCTTAGTGAACTTGTCAATATCGTCTTGCAAGTCAGCCATGAACTGAGTTCTATTTGTATAGAACTGTATCAGCTTACGTTCCCTTGCTGACTGTACGTTATGCATCTTACCCCTGCCTGCCGATACAAGGCAACCTTCATGGCAACTTGCTTGCTCCGCAAAAGCACAAGGATTAACAGTCTTGCCAAGTTCTTCGATAAAAGTCTTGTAAGACTTCATGTATAGGATAGCGGTCATGTACTCATCACCATTGCCCTTGATAGTCTTGGCATCATTGCCCACTGAAAGTAATTTGTAATCACTCATTTTAAATCTCCGATTTATATTGTCCAACATTGGACGATTTTTAAATTGCATTTAGTTATATAGTTATATAACACTTTCACATATAGTTCAAGTGTTATAATAACTATAAATTTTATGATGTCCTAAACCTCATCTCTCATGAAGCAAAAGAAACAGTACAGGAGAAAGCCATAGGCGATTATGCCTATGCCTAACCCCATGAATACACCTATCAGAAGTATCTGTTCCATTAAGCACCCTCTCCAAAAGGAGAGTAAGGCATTGTCCACTCCCCAAAGGTATCACTCCATTCTTGTGGAGTAATGCCAGTTTTAATGAACTCACGCTCATCTACATTCAGATGTGGAAACACATCTTGTATTAGCTCCCCACCTTGCCAACGGTTAAGCTGATCTTGAGTTACATCTAACTCCATAGAGTTAAGTTCACCTGAAATCATAGATTTTCTAGTAATTATTGTCATGTTAATCTCCGATTAAATATTGTCCAACATTGGACGATTTTGAGATGTGATTATCTCACACATACAAGCCACACATAGGTGGCTTGCATATGAAAGGCAATCTTACTTGCAAAGCTCTTTTGATTTGCCTTGAACAAATTTGAGTTTGTCAATGAACTTGTCCAAATCTAAACCATACTGGTTTAATATTTTGAAAGTATCTATGGCTACTTTCATTTCAGTCGTTTCTTGTATCTGATGAATAGTAGGTTCATCAGTATCAGTTTTAGTAACGGTTTCAGTTTCTTTAGAAACTTCTTCAAGTGGTTGCTTATCATCATTACTTGGCTTTTCAGCTTTCTTCATAGCAAGCTGTAGTGCGGTTATAGATGTGAAACCTTTCTTTGAGGTTTTAATGAACTCTAAAATGTCTTGAACATTTTCAAAAGCCCAGAGACATTCGGATCGTCTTCTACGATCTACGTTACGTAGCGAACACTCATCTAGACGCTTACCTGTCACATACTTGACACCTTCGGATAGAGCTTCGCTTGTAAGCTCACTCATTAGTTCACCTGTCCTGTAAATCAAGCCACCTTCGGTTAGGTCACGCTTGAGCGCATTGGCATCTCTACGGTCAACTTTTCTCCACTCAGAGGCTATCGCCTTACCACGGGATTCGAGTGTGTTGATTACTTCTTCATTAGATTTGATCTTTGCTAATACCATTTTGTTTTCTAACGTAGTTGTCATTTTATGCTCCTTTCAAAAGCAATTTGTGAATTTGTGATTATCAATAGATCATACCGTCAAACAAATGTCAACAACTTTTTGTGGGCATTATGCGCAAGGAAAAGCCGCATGTATGTACGCAAGGCAATGTGCAAGGCATATGCATTATGCAAAAGGGAAAGTGAAATCGTCCAACATTGGACAATATGCAACAGGAGGGGGTGGTATTAGTACCACCAAGTAAAAATGCGGTCACTTTGCTAAAATCACACTGAATTTCACGCCAGTTGATAGACAACTGATAGCATATGAGTTGTCAACAGCATTTAAAACGCAAGTTTTATGGGGTTTGGCAAGGTGTTGGTGGATAAAGTGTTGGTTTTCTCATGCACCACGCATTATGCGTCAATAAGATCGCATTATGCGCCCAAAAAACGCACCCATGCAGGGGACATGTGGGGGGTGTGCGTTAGCGTATACACAGAAATACACAGATCTGGATTTTTCACTGTTAACCACTATAGCAACTGGCAGCTATATATGTACCATTATTGCAACATTTGTAGTTATTTTGCCTACTATATACGTTTTTACTTGACATGTTTTATTAAAACTGTTATAATTATGTATAACTAAAACATGCACATCACTTAAAGTGTATACAGTTAAACTATTCCCTATAATATATCTTATATTACACTTATATGAATCATTTAAAATGGTTCTATAAGAATATTATACGTACAAATTAAATTAAGGCTTGACTTTGGCACGAAAATCAGTAAAACTATACACAGACAATGTTATTGAAGAGTTTTATAAAGCTCTTGTAAATAACAATCTCGACAAATTACATATTCCCCATAGTGATGTATTCTACGTAAGAACTGCTGTAGAGGCACACTATGGACGTTCTTTTACTCTTAAAGAAGTAGAGGACGCTATGAGAGCCGAGGGGTGGAAAGACTCTAATGAGTAAAAGAAATAAGGAGAATACTAATGAGTACTAAGGATAAAAAAACTAAAGGTAAAAAGGATCTTACAAAAAAACAATTTTTAGCTTTGTCAGATAGTCAATTAAGTAAGCTAGGCAATGCTGAAATAATGAGATATATATTAAAATTTGGAATAATGTCTTTTGATGAAATTATGGGCAGGGCTAAAGGTGGTTTATCTAAAATGCAAACAGGTGGAATGAAAACTCCTCCTAGCGGAGCAAAAGGAAAAGGATTACGTAGCTTGCCTAAATCTGTGCGTAATAATATGGGTTATATGAAAGATGGAGGATCTACTATGAAAGGTAAAAAAACTAAAGGCTACGCTAAAGGTGGAATGAAAACTAAAGGTTATGCTAAAGGTGGCATGAAGAAACCTGCTAAAATGATGGGTGGAGGCATGAACATGAAAGGCAAGAAGACCAAAGGTTATGCTAAAGGTGGAATGAAAAAAACTAAAAGCTATTCCAGAGGTGGAAAAAGATAGCATATCGGACTTGCAATATTGTCTGTAGTGTGATATACTAATATATGTTATAACTACCTTGTGCTAAAAATGCACATACGTAAAAGGAGTTATAACATGAAACAGTATTTATACAAACTATGGGAACGCTATCAAGTATACCAAGAAAGAAGAGCAGCATACGAGGTGCTGCATGCTTTAACAGACTATCAGCTTAAAGATATTGGTATAGGTAGCAGAAGCGATATTAGGAGGATGGTATGCGAGTATCAGAAAAAGTAAATGTCGTACTTAATAAGTAACGTACCACATTTTAAATGTTGGGTAAGAAGAGAGTTTACCTGTAATCATCAAGACTATCATGGCGAGTTTTTACACGCTATGGTATTTGCAGTAAACACAATACCTGACAGGTCGTTAAGTTTTCAGCTAGTATTCACTGGTTGTGAAGTTGACAGAGAAGATGGACCTGAAGAAAATGTACACGGTGGAGCAATGTGGGCTAGGATGCCCATACAGGCTCTAGTAGCAGATATACCAGTAGATGACTGGGCAGTACCAATGGAAGACCACTTATGTCAACCTTGGGATTGTGAATCAAGACATCACAGCGTAGTAGTGCTAGACAGAGTTAGTTCATCACCTTGGCTATGTAAAATAGACAATGAGTTTTATAAAGGTAAATATTTATTTACTGTTGACTACACAGACAGTGATATAGCTGATGATCCTGCACAACATAAACAGTCACATGTTTTATATTTGACAGATGCAGGACAGTGGACAGGAAACTTGGTAGCATTACCTAATAACAGAGTTAGAGCTACAAGCCCTGCTCTTTGGAGAACTGGTGAAGGTGCGCCTGACTTTACACCGTCACAGTGGACACACTCAGCAGAGAGTCACGAAAGTTACCTAGACCCATCTATAACCTTTAATAACTTATATGAGGATAGACATGACAGCAAAAGCAAAAGCAACGGTAAAAAAAGTAGCAGGAAAACTACGTAAAGCTAGTAAGGCTCATGCAGGTCAGGCAAAGGCTTTGTCTGCATTAAAGCTTAATAAGGGTGGTAGCACTGTAAATAAAGCAGGTAACTATACTAAACCCACTATGCGTAAAAATTTATTTAATCGTATTAAGGCAGGCACAAAGGGTGGTAAAGCAGGTCAGTGGTCTGCAAGAAAAGCACAGATGCTTGCTAAACAATATAAAGCAAAAGGTGGAGGCTACAGATGAAAAGATATCTTAAAAGATTATGGTGTGCTTTAATTAACAGGAAATGCTCAGAAAACTGCACTTGCGATGAGTAAAGATCCTAAAGTAGGCACAGGTAAAAAACCTAGAGGTAGTGGCAGAAGACTTTATACAGATGAGAATCCAAAAGATACCGTCAGTATAAAGTTTGCTACCGTTCAAGATGCTAAAGATACAATAGCTAAAGTTATGCGTATCAAAAAACCATTTGCTAGAAAGATACAGATATTAACTGTATTAGAGCAAAGAGCTAAAGTTGCAGGTAAAATGGAACAGGCAAGATTAGCAAAGGAAGCAAAAGAACGATTGAGGAGACAGAGAAATGGCACTAGCAAAAAGTCAAAGAAGTCTTAAATCGTGGACTAAACAAAAGTGGAGAACCAAAAGTGGTAAGCCATCTTCTAAAACAGGAGAACGATACTTGCCTACAGCAGCAATCAAGGCACTATCTCCACAAGAATATGCAGCTACAACAAGAGCTAAAAGGAAAGGTACAAAGAAGGGTAAGCAGTTTGTTAAGCAACCTAAAGGAATTGCTAAGAAAACTCGTGCTTATCGTAAGGTTACTTAGACCTAGACGGTGGCAAATATATGCCCTATTTGTGGGCATGATACGGTTGTAATAAAAAACCGATTATCATGTCTATACTGCGAAAACTTTTATGACGTAGAATTAGCAAAAACATGGGTAAATCATATTTATGACACAAAAGAAATTTCAGAAGCACAGCGAGTACGAAGATTACGACCTAGATGGAGATGGAGTAGTGACGGATGAAGAACTTGCACATGCAAAAGAAATAAATAAATCTGAAGCTGAGTTACGCAAACAAAGAGCGCAACGTAGAATGGCTACAGCTACGCTAATAGGCATGGGAGCATTTACAGCAGGAATGTTTTTTATGCCTATTGAGCATATAGAAGCACTATCAGATTTATCTAATCTGTTTTATATATCAGGTGCAGGTATAGTTGGTGCATATATGGGAACATCCGCATGGATGTCAAATAGAAGTAAATGACGCTAAAACCTGCGCAACTAAAACCTACAAGTAGAACAACTAAAACAGGTAGACGTATTTATAAGTTAGGAAACAGGGATGTTTCAGAAATATCTACAACTTTAAAGTATAAAGGTAAATGGATAAATATTCCAACTATACATAATGGTAAAATAGTTAGATCTGAAAAAAAATTAAAACAAATGCTTGATAATAATGAAATTAAACCAACTAGCACCCATAAGAGTTTAGCATTAGCAGAAGCAGCAGCAGCTAAACGTAGTAAATTACTAACAAGAGGTACAGGATTTTAATGCCACACTACACTAAGCCATTAACTAAAGTTATAAAAGGATTAAAGAAAGCATCTAAGCTACATTTAAAGCAAGCTAAGACTCTTACTAAGATAAAAAAAGATCAGAAGACAAGATATAAAAAGAAAGGTACACATGGCAGATAACGTAATTAATATAAATCAAAAAGATTATAAACTAGAAGATTTAGATAGTAAATCTAAATATATAGTAGCGCAGATACGAGACTTAGAAGGTAAAGTAGCTGCAGCTAAATTTCAATTAGATCAACATGAGATAGCTAAACAGCAGTTTGTTAATATGCTAATAGGTGCTGTAGAGGGTAAGCCAAACGGAAAAGATAACTAATGTTTAACTTAGCAGGAACATTATTATCATCAGCAGGAAATTTAGCATCTACATGGTTAGATGGTAAAGTAGCCGCTAACAAAGCTGAAGCGGAGATTCGTCTGAAAGAAGCTACAGGCGATATAGATTGGGACTTAGCTGCTATTAGGGCATCTCAGAGTTCGTGGAAAGATGAATGGATTACTGTACTTTTCTCCATTCCGTTAGTACTGTCCTTCTGTGGTGATTGGGGTAGGGAGATAGTAGCAAATGGTTTTACTGCTCTAGCAGGTATGCCTGACTGGTATCAGTATAGTTTAGGTGCTGTTGTAGCAGCATCACTAGGAACAAAAGGGGTAGCTAAGTTTTTTGGTCCTAAAAAGAAATGAAAATATTCTTATATGTAATGTTCCTAGTGAATGATGTCTGGTGGATTGATCCTAACTTCCCACCAGTAATCATGCAAGACGCAGAACAGTGTAGAACTATGGAAAACTATTTTGGTATTAATATGGGAATAATACAAGAGCATGAATACAAGATCGGATGTATCCAAGCAAATGACATATGGGGATTTCTTGTTGATACATATGGGTCAAGACCCTATAAAGATACTCAAATTTAAACCCCAATATTTAGGTGAAAGAAGAATACCGTTAGCACGATTTAATAATAAAAGGAAGTACACACATGGCTTACACACTGTCTACAAGGTCACTAGATAAACTTGAAGGAGTCAATGAAGACTTAGTGCAAGTTGTTAAAAGAGCAATAGAACTCACAAAAATTGATTTTGGAGTCATCTATGGCATGAGAACCAAAGAAGAACAACAGAAGTTATTTGACTCTGGTAAATCTCAAACTATGAAGTCTAAGCATTTAACAGGTGATGCAGTGGACTTGATGGCATACGTAGACGGTAAAGCATCATGGGAACTCAATCTGTATGACGATTTAGCTGACGCTATGAAGTGGGCAGCCACAGAATATGGCACTAAGATTAGATGGGGTGCAGCTTGGCATATACCTGATATAGCTATATGGGATGGCACTATGGAAGAAGCTATGATGGCTTACATAGACTTGCGTAGGTCAGAAGGCAGAAGACCATTTATTGATGGTCCACATTTTGAACTTAACTAGTATGAGAAAAATATCTTTACCACCCCCTAGACCTAAAAGGTTCACTACAAAAGGCAGAAAAGAAGCAGAAACTGATGCTGCTGTAAGTAGGTTAGTAAAAGAGTACTCTAAAACAGGTACAAAAGCTGAAACACCTACGTATGATAAATTACCTGCTAATAGTCCTTATTTACGAAGCTTACAAAAATTAGGTAAGATATTTAAAGGTACAACTAAAGATAAATTGCAGGTTAATTACAGGATAGACTTTTAATGGCTACAGGTATGAAAGGTCACACTATAAAAGGCGGTCACAAGCGTCCTACTAAAGCAGGCGCAGGTATGACAGCAAAAGGTGTAGCTAAGTATCGTAGAGATAACCCTGGAAGTAAGTTACAAACTGCAGTCACCGAAAAGAAACCTACAGGTAAACGTGCAGCAAGAAGAAAGTCATACTGTGCTAGAAGTGCAGGACAAATGAAAAAGTTTCCTAAAGCAGCAAAAAATCCTAACAGTAGATTACGACAAGCAAGACGAAGATGGAGATGTTAATTGGCAAGAGAACTAACAGATAAACAACAAAAGTTTTTACAGGTATTGTTTGATGAAGCAAGTGGTGATGTAGCTATGGCTAAAAGATTAGCAGGCTACGCTGAAGGCACAAGCACTACTGATATTGTAACAGGATTAAAGGAGGAGATACTTGAAGCAACACAAATCTATATGGCAAGAAATGCTCCTCAAGCTGCCGTTGCATTGGCAGGTGGTATGCTTGACCCAACTCAACTGGGCATACGAGATAAGCTCTCTGCTGCGAAAGAACTTCTTGACCGCACTGGTTTGGTTAAGACTGAAAAGATGCAAGTAGAATCCACAGGTGGAGTAATGTTAATGCCACCTAAGAAACAAGAAGAAGATGAATAGATCATTAGGACGATTTAAACTACCGCAGCCAGTAGATATACAAGAAGAAAATGAATGGCTGCCTATACCTAAAGTAGCACGTACAGTTCCCTTTGGGTATAAAGTTAATGAAGAAGATCCTGATATACTAGATCCTATTCCAGATGAATTAAATAAACTACAACAAGCTAAAAAATATCTAAACCAATATTCTTACAGAGAGGTAGCAAACTGGTTAAGTACAAATACAGGCAGATCTATATCTCATGTAGGTTTAATGAAAAGATTAACGAATGAGCAACGACACAAGAAGCAAGCTACAAGCCTCCGCAAATGGGCAGACTATGCGAAAAAGGCTCTCGCCAAAGCGGAAAAAATTGAAACCCAAAGAACAGGCGCAAGAAGAAAAGTCGCTACAGCCTAAAGTAGAGGCACAACCACTTAGAGTAGAAGAAACACATAATGTTATATTCAAACCTAATGAAGGACCTCAGACAGATTTTCTTGCCGCTTCCGAAAGAGAAGTTCTCTATGGAGGCTCTGCAGGTGGTGGTAAATCTTATGCTATGTTGGCTGACCCTCTCCGTTATATGGGTAATCCTAGCTTTAGTGGTCTTCTTCTCAGACACACTACAGAAGAACTCAGAGAGTTAATATATAAAAGTCAAGAGTTATACCCTAAAATATGGAAGGGTATAAAGTGGTCAGAAAGAAAGATGCAGTGGACTGCACCATCTGGCGCAAAACTCTGGATGTCATACCTAGATAGAGAAGACGATGTGCTACGCTACCAAGGTTTAGCATTTAGTTGGATAGGGTTTGACGAACTTACACAGTGGGCTACTCCTTTTGCTTGGAACTATATGCGGTCACGATTACGTTCTACAGACCCAAACCTTCCAGTATTTATGAGAGCTACCACTAACCCTGGAGGTAGAGGACATCACTGGGTTAAAAAAATGTTTATAGACCCTGCTCCGTATAATAATTCTTTTAATGCTACAGATATAGAAACAGGAGAAGAATTAAAGTATCCATCAGGACATGAAAAAGCAGGCAAAGCTTTATTTAAACGTAGGTTTATACCTGCACGACTAACAGATAATCCATATCTTTCTAGCTCTGGTGACTATGAAGCGATGCTTCTTTCATTACCAGAACAGCAAAGAAGACAACTATTAGATGGCGATTGGGATATTAAAGAAGGCGCAGCCTTTACAGAGTTTGATAGAAATATACATGTTATTGAACCTTTTAATATACCAAACAACTGGGTAAAGTTTAGAGCATGTGATTATGGATATGGTAGTTATTCTGCTGTAGTATGGATAGCAGTAGCACCAGATGAGCAATTAATAGTATATAGGGAGTTATATGTATCAAAAGTATTAGCTACAGACTTAGCTGATATGATATTGGAGTTAGAGTCGGGTGATGGAAATATTCGGTATGGTGTGCTTGACAGCAGCCTTTGGCACAAACGTGGCGATACTGGTCCATCTCTGGCAGAACAGATGGTACAACGAGGTTGCAGATTTAGACCGTCAGATCGCAGCAAGGGGTCGAGAGTTTCAGGAAAAAATGAATTACATAGAAGATTACAAGTCGATGAGTTTACCGAAAAACCAAGGTTAGTATTTTTTAATAATTGTAATAATATTATAGCACAATTACCTGCGCTACCAATAGATAAGAAAAATCCTGAAGATATTGACACACATTCAGAAGATCACTTGTATGATGCATTAAGATATGGTATAATGTCAAGACCACGTTTTAGTATATTTGATTATGATCCAACAATGAATCAAACAAGTCGTATGCCAGTTGCTGATGCAACATTTGGATATTAAGGAAGTTAAATGGCAGAAGAAGAAATAACATTAGAAGAAAATATGATAGCCCTAGAGGACACAGATAATTCTATATTAGATGATACTGCAGCCTCTAATATTATACCGTTTGTACAGGAAAGATATAAAAAAGCAGAGGACTATAGAGAACAAGATGAACAGAGATGGTTAAGATCTTACAAAAATTATAGAGGTATATATGGGTCAGATGTTCAATTTACTGAAGCAGAAAAGTCTCGTGTCTTTATTAAGGTTACTAAAACAAAAACACTAGCTGCTTATGGTCAGATAGTTGATGTTTTGTTTGCAGCAAATAAATTTCCTTTAACTATAGAGCCTACTAAACTTCCTGAAGGAGTTATTAGTGATATAAACTTTGATCCTAAAAAACCAGAACAACTACGTAATGATATAGAAACAGATACACCCTATGGTTTTGCAGGAGATGGTAAAGATTTACCTGCAGGTGCTACACAAAAATCTTTAACATTAGGACCATTAGAAGAAAAACTTAATGATATAACAGGTCTTGAAGAAGGAGTAGGTAAAACTCCTACAGCTATGACTTTTAGTCCTGCTATGATAGCTGCAAAAGGCATGGAAAAGAAAATACATGATCAACTAGAAGAGTCAGGTGCTAATAAACATTTAAGAAGCACAGCATTTGAAATGGCACTATTTGGCACAGGTGTAATGAAAGGTCCATTTGCTGTAGATAAAGAATATCCTAATTGGGATGAAAATGGTGAGTATGATCCAACTATAAAGACAGTGCCGCAAGTTTCACATGTATCAGTATGGAACTTTTATCCAGATCCAGATGCAAATAATATGGATGAAGCTCAGTATGTAATTGAAAAACATAAATTATCAAGATCACAATTAAGAGCATTAAAACGTAGACCATATTTTAGAGATACAGTTATTGAAGAAGCTATTGAAGCAGGTGAAAATTACACTAAAGATTATTGGGAGGATGACTTATCTGATTATGCACCAGAGCATAGTATAGATAGATTTGAAGTTCTTGAGTATTGGGGTATGTGTGATATTGAAATGCTTAAAGCAGAAGGTGTTGAGATACCAGATGAAATAAAAGATGCAGAAGAAGTTTCTGTAAATGTTTGGACTTGTAATGGTAAACTATTACGTATGGTTTTAAATCCATTTAAGCCATCAAGAATACCATATATGGCTGCACCATATGAACTTAATCCTTATTCTTTCTTTGGTGTAGGTATAGCTGAGAATATGGATGATACACAAACATTAATGAACGGCTTTATGCGTATGGCTGTAGACAATGCTGTATTGTCAGGTAATTTACTTATAGAGGTAGATGAGACTAATTTAGTTCCAGGGCAAGATCTATCAGTATACCCTGGAAAAGTATTTAGAAGACAAGGTGGCGCTCCAGGGCAAGCTATATTTGGTACAAAGTTTCCAAATGTTTCAAATGAGAATATGCAACTATTTGATAAAGCTAGAGTACTTGCAGATGAAAGCACAGGTTTTCCAAGTTATGCTCATGGGCAAACAGGAGTTATGGGTGTAGGTAGAACTGCATCAGGTATATCTATGCTTATGAACGCAGCATCGGGTAGTATTAAAAATGTTATTAAAAATGTAGATGACTACTTACTTAAACCTTTAGGCGAGGGTCTATTTAGATTTAATATGCAGTTTGACTTTGATCCAAAGATACGAGGAGATTTAGAAGTTAAAGCTAGAGGAACGGAAAGTCTAATGGCAAATGAAGTGCGTAGTCAAAGACTAATGCAATTTTTACAAGTTGCATCTAATCCTGCTCTTGCACCTTTTGCAAAAATGGATTATATTATTAGAGAAATAGCAAAGGCTCTTGAGTTAGACCCAGACAAAGTTACAAACGATATAAGAGAAGCTGCCTTACAAGCAGAACTTATGAAAGATTTTCAACAACCACAACAACCTCAAATGAAAGGACAACCTCCTGCAGGCGCAGATGCTATGGATATGACAGGCGCAGGTGGAGGAACAATAGGCACAGGACAAGTGCCATTACCACAGGAGCAAGGATTTGCAGGAAATGAACAAGCAGCTACTCAACAACCTCAAGCCACTGGTCAACAACAAGGAAATGTTGGACCACTTCAATAACTATATTGATTCTATGATACAACAACAGCATAGAGTTATGGAGCAAACAGATAATTCTGTAGTTTTACATAGAGCGCAAGGTTCTATATATACATTACGTAAACTTAAATTTCTTAGAGATGAAGTAAATAACTAAAGGATATATTATGCAAGTAACCCCTAAACAAGCAGAAAGTTTTACTGAAACAATTAAAGAAGCAGTAAAGAAAACAGAAAGCACAGTATTAGATTTTTTAATTGATAATAATTTAATTAGTGAAGATGCTTTAAATAAATATACAAAACTTAAATATGGAGATACTGATTATAAACCTAGTGAAGAAGATGTTTATAAAGAAGCAAAAGATAGAGGTATGTATAGATTTTTAAATGAAGCAAAAGGGGGTAAAGCTTTTAATAAAGGTGGTATGCCTACGCAAATGCAAATGGCTTTTATGGATGAGGGCGGTTTAAAAGATGAAGGTGGTGAAATAGATCCTGAGTCAGGTAATGAAGTTCCTTCTGGATCATTAAAAAAAGAAGTACGAGATGATATGCCTACAATGTTAAGTGAAGGAGAGTTTGTATTTCCTGCAGACGTAGTGCGTTATATTGGACTTGAAAAACTTATGAAGCTACGTCAAGATGCTAAACAAGGTTTAAAGATGATGGAAGAAATGGGTCAGATGGGTAATGCAGACGAAGCAACAATACCAGATGATTTACCTTTTGGTATGGCAGACTTAGTTGTAATAACAGGCGGTAAAGATGAACCCAAAGAAATGGCAGAGGGTGGTGTGCTTACAGGACAACAAGGTTTGTTTGCTGATCCTAGATTTGCAGGACAAGGTGTAAGTCCTACTCAAAGATATACACCTGCTCAAATAGAAAACATAAGATCAGGTTTAGGTGGACAGTTTCAACAAATAGAACAAGACATTAAAGATACAGATAAAACAAAAACGGATCAACCAGTAGTAGCTCAACCTGAACAAGCTGAAGTACTAGCACCAGAAACAGATTCAAAGTTTGATAGAAGACGTAGTGAAACAAGAGGCTTCAATAAATTTATAGAAGAGCAAGAGGGTCACGGTGGCGCATTTTCAACTATAAAACAGTACGCAGACAGGGATGCCGTAGACTGGCTAAAGGCTGCCACAGACATAAATAGTCTTGCAGGAGATATAGTTACTAAGTTACCTATTGTAGGTGATTTGGTTAGTATGAGTTATAAGGGTGCATTAGATGAGGCAAAAAAACAATTAAAAGAATTTGAGAATGGAACAAGAAACCTAGATTCAGATACTAAATTTGCACTAGACATATTTGTTAAATCTAAGAAGCCAAAGGGTATACTATCAGTATTAAAAGATATATTTCAAGGCAAGACACTTAAAGAGGCATTTACACCCGAAGAGTATAAGCAGCTTACAGAAACAGAACTTGCTGAGATTCAAAGGATAAGAGATAAAGCCAAGCTAGAAGCAAAGAAGAGGCGAGATGAGTATAATAATATGTCTGCAGCCGATAGAACACAGAGAAGACAATTCTTAAATGTTGGTGTTTACAATGACGGTTCAGGAACTATTATTCAGATGAAGGGTGATCAGGTACTATATCAAACAGGTGGACGAAATGTGTATGTTAACATTTCAGATATTATAAAACAGGGTGATGATCCCTCACTATTAATGGAACGTATACTTCAAAAGAAACCTACATTTGATAGCAGCGGTCAGTATACAGGGTTAAGTGATGCCAAGCCTCTACCTGCGTATGTACAAGAAAATGCTACTATAGGTGATAAAATAGAAAAAGAAACTACAAAAACTATTGTTCCTACGTATGGAGGAACTATAACTACACCTGAAGAAGATAGATTTAAGCCTTACACAACAGAATCTACTGAAGTAACAGATGTAACACCACCAGTGTCTCCTTATATTACAAAAGGACCAGAAGGTTTACTACCGCAAGCACCAGAATCTAGCGTACAAAATATATTAGATGAAGCAGCAAGTTCAGAAGCTCCAAAAATAGAAATCCCTGATACTACAGGAGAAGGTGAAGGACCTCCGTTAGATGCTCCTGAACTAATAGATCCAGATATTACAGATTTAGAAAAAACTTCTAATATTATAACTTTACCAGATGGAACTGAATTTGATACTACTGGTTATTCACAAGAACAAATAGATAATTTATTTCCTAAAAAAGTAGATAATGAAAAAGTAAGCACTTCTGCTCCTGCATCTGTATCCTTAGAACAATCTACAGTAAAACCAACAGAATACGCAAGTAAGGGTCTTGAATTTTTAGGTGAATCAGGAATTGTAGATAAAGTTAAAGATTTTGGATCAAGTTTATTTGACTCTATAAAAAGTTCTTTTGCTAAAGGCAGAGAAGAACAAGAAGAACGTGATAGGATATTAGCTGAGACTATTAGAAAAAATAAAATAGCTAGACAAGATGCAGCAAGAGATGCAGAAGTTGAGCAAGCTAAAAAAGATTCAGCAAGTCAAGCATTAAAAAAACAAACAGTTGCTAGTGGTAAAATAGATATAGCAGAACCATTTCAAAATTTAAGCACAAAAGTATCTCCTATTACAGGAGAAAGTGAAAAAGATGTTGTTGACAGAATTAGAAGAAGACAAAAGGATGAAGCTTACAAAGCTGCTGTTGCATTAAAAAATCAACAACCAACATATGTGCCACCTACTGCACCCACAATAAAATATGATGCACCTGCAGGACCATTTGCTAAAGGTGGACTAGCTAAAATGAAAGCTAAGAAACCTGCAAAAAAGAGGAAAGGTGGACTAGCCTCTAAAAAGAAATAGACCACATATAATCTAGCTACCAATCCCCCATATTGGCTACGATTGCCCTAGAAAGGAGAACTGACAATGGCTGAAGCTGCTGTTATGACTGAGGAAGCAACACCTAAAAAAGTTGCATTTGTTGACCGCCCTACTGCTAATGAAGAGCGAATCAAAAAAGATGAAGAAGAATTAAAATCTCTTCTTAATGAAAAGGATAATAAAGAAGTAGAAGAAGTTCAAGAACCTGAACCAAAATCTGCTGAAGAAAAAACCTTTAAGAAAAGATATGGAGACTTACGTAGACACTCTCAACAAAAAGAGGGAGAACTACAAGCTCAAATAGATGCACTTAAAAAACAACTAGATGAGTCTACTCGTAAAGAAATAAGTTTACCAAAGTCGGATGAGGATATAGAAGCGTGGGCTAAAGATTATCCTGATGTGGCTGCAATAGTAGAAACTATAGCTATTAAAAAAGCACGAGAGCAAACAGAATTGCTTGACAAACGTGTAAAAGAGATAGATACTATGCAGTCTAATGTAACAAAAGAAAAAGCAGAAGCTGAACTTTTACGTTTACATCCAGACTTTAATGAGATAAGAGAGACAGATGACTTTCACAACTGGGCTGAAGAACAGCCTAAGTGGGTACAAGATGCTCTCTATGAAAATGATAGTGATGCTCGTTCTGCAGCCAGAGCTATAGACCTATATAAAATTGATATGGGTATAGGCAAAAAGAAAGAGCCATCATCAAAAGATGCGGCTCGTGCTACTAATACTAGAAATGCACGATCAAAGCCACAAGAAGATGACAGTAGCGATTACTTACGAGAATCTGCCGTTCAAGCAATGTCAGCTAAACAATATGAAAAAAACCAAGATGCAATAATGGAGGCAATCCGCACTGGTAAATTCATATACGATATATCAGGCAATGCAAGATAAGTGTTGACAAATAGATTATTATAAGTATAACTATATGTTATAATGTTTATTTACCCTATTTTATAGCAACTTAATAAACATACCATAGCAAGCTCCAGAAAGTTTAAATTACTCTGTGATAAAAAGCCCAGAGATTTGAGTGTAGCGCAACACTCTTATTTTTTGCACCTTTTTATTTGGACCTTTAAAGTGTATTGGTGTTTCGCATTTGATAGTTTTAATATGAAGGGATTAAAATCATGGCATTTAAAACTGCAGCAGGCTATGGTAATCTGCCTAATGGTAACTTTTCACCAGTTATCTATTCCAAGCAGGTTCAACTAGCCTTCCGAAAAAGTACGGTTGTTGGTTCAATCACTAATTCGGATTATTTTGGCGAAATCTCCGCAATGGGAGATACAGTCAGAATCATCAAAGAGCCAGAGATCACCGTCAAAGAGTATGCTCGTGGAGCGCAAATCACTCCTCAAGACCTCGATGACGAAGATTTTACACTCGTTGTTGATAAGGCAAATTATTTTGCTTTCAAAATGGACGATATTGAAGAAGCACATTCTCATGTGAATTTCTCACAGTTAGCTTCTGATCGTGCCGCATATCGGTTAGCCGATCAATATGACCAAGAAGTTCTTGGATACCTCTCAGGCTTTAAGCAATCAAGCATAAGCTCTTTAGCAGGTACAGCAAACGACACTGTTTCAGGGTCAAAGGCTGTGTCTACTGCAGGGTCTGACGAATTGCTAACAAGCATGAAGTTG